TCAAGGCTTGGCCGGCGGCGGCCTGAGGGTCTCGGGCAGGCCGTATGCCGCGTAAGCCGCGAACGAATGCGCGATGCTGCGCAGGAGCGCCCGCCGATAGCCTTCCGCATGCGTCAGCCAAGCCAGCTCATACAAGGCGCTGGGCAGGACCGTCCGCTGGACCGACTGCCGGGGATCGAACCGCCATTTGACCAGGAAATATTCGCAGAACGAACTGAGCCTCTCCCAGTCGACTTCAGAGCCCAGGGTCGGGTCGATAAAGGCATACGGGCTGACTAAGCGGAACAACTTATCCAAGTCTTTGGCGTAAACCTTGAATTGCCGATCGCGATGGACAAGACGGACAAAATCCATCAGCTCTTCGGCGCGTCGATAGGCGTCCATCTTGCCTCCAGGTGAAGGGGCGCGGGGGAGAGGTTAGTGCGGTTTGCGGCAAAGGTCAAGGAACCCAGGGAATAAATCAAAATAGGTTTATCAAAGGAGCCGGAAATAAATTTATTTTTTCGCATCGATATTTTTCCTTCATCGACACATAAACGGGACCGAATTTAGGACAGACGATTTTCCGGAAAATCGCGGAAGGGTAGAGGAGCGGCGGCGGTAAAAGCGGTTTTGTATATATTCTATCAAGCGTCGCACAAATCAACTTACGTGACGCAAAAATCGGCCAATTCTAGCCGATTTATACCGTCCACTCCTTTAAGGGGTGGGCGGTTTTTCTGTATCTAGGATAGCAGAAATACCGCCCACCGCGAAGCCGCTGTCAATCAGCGGCTTTTCGTTTTGGCGCGGTGTCCGGTAGGGCTGGGCGGGTTCATTGAAACCGCACCTGCCAAGCATGGACCGGACACCACGCGGGGACACAAGGCCGCCCCAAAAGGTCGACCGTGCCGGCGGTTCATCCGGCAATTCGAGGACTTATTCAATTCATTCTTAGAGGACAAATATCTATGCTCAAAATCATCAACACCGGCGATCCGTCGGTGAAACCTCCCCTCGTCATGCTCGTGTATGGCGAAGGCGGAGTCGGTAAATCAACGTTCGCATCGACCGCTCCAAAACCGCTCATGGCGGATTGCGAGAACGGTTCCAAGTATTTCGGGTTGCGCGGGATCAAACTCGACGTGGCTCACGTCGAGAAATGGGCGGACATGCGGGAGTACACCGAGGCTCTCAAAAAAAGCGGGTACGAAACCGCCGTGATCGACCCGATCGGAGAACTCATGGAAAAGCTCATGCGCCACATGGTCGCATTGGGTGACTCCAAACTCGTACAGAAGGATGGCTCTCCCAGCCAAGCCGGTTGGGGATGGCTCAGAAAAACCATGCGCGATTATGTGAAAGTGCTCCGGGATTCCGGCATGCACGTTCTGTTGGTAGCGCATGTGGACGATAAGCCCGACGAAGATCGGGTGCTTTTGCGTCCGCTTATCACGACCAAGGTATCCAAGGACATCGTGAACATGGTCGACGTAGTCGGTTACATGACGGTCGTTCAAACAGCTGACGGCGAATCCAAGCGCGTCATATTCGTGGATCCGTCATCGGACAAGTTCACGGCCAAAGACCGCACCGGCCAGCTCGGAAAAATCATCGAGCCGGACTTTGCAAAGATCATCAAAGCGGTTCACGGCACCGAAAGTTACGCGTGGTCGAAGAAACCCGTGACTGCGGAACCAAAGGCAGAAGCACCGGCAACTCCGCCCGCGCCAGCCAAGCCACAGGTCAATCCTAATCAGGCTCTCGAGACCGCGCGAACCAAAGTCGCGGCAGCCGTCTAACCATATGGCTGAAAAAATCACCGAGAAGCTCTACGGCGGTGAAATCACGCTCGAGCACCTGCCTGACTCGCATCGTTACCGGATCGAAGGTTCGAAAGAATACCTGCTTTCGGTCACGGCCTGCACGGGCATCATCGACAAGTCCCGATTCCTCATTCCTTGGGCAGTCGGGCTTGCCGAAAAGCATCTCCGTTCATTCCTCGAATCCAACTCCGGACCGTTCACGGTCGAGGAGATCGTTCCGATCATCGAGGAAGCCGTTCGCCAACACCAGATCAAAAAGGAACAGGCCGCGTCCGTCGGGGACATGGTGCACGCGTACGCGGAAGCATTCGCGCTTGCAGTCATCCATCGATCCGACGTGCCGTCGATTCCTGACGATTCGGACGAACGCGTCCGCGCCGGTATCAACGCGTTCCTGAATTGGTTCAACGAACATGACGTGCGATTCGAACACGCCGAAAAGCTCATCTACTCGCGCGTCCACGGTTACGCGGGATTGGTCGACGCGATCGCGACCGTTAACGGCAAGCGGATGCTCATCGACTACAAGACCGCCAAGGGCGTGTATACGGAAATGCGCTATCAAGTCGCCGGCTACTGCCTCGCATACGAGGAAGAGAACGGCGAAGTGCTGGACGGCGCCATGATCCTGCATTTCGACAAGGAATCCGGAGTCTGCACGCCATACGAATACACGAAGGACGACTTCAAAACGGACGAATCCGCGTTCTTAGCCTGCTTCGCGCTAAAGAAGCGCGAAAAGGAATTAGCCAAAGCTTGATATGGAAAACTTTTACACGTTTGACCAGCTCCAAGCCAAGGCTCATGACGCATCAATCAAAGCCGCGAAGTCAGGAGAGATGTTCCACGCAGCGCTCATGCAAGAAATGAGTTCGTATCTCGCGCATCAGGAAAATCAGGAAGCGACGTTCAGCGCGACGCGCGCCGTGCTCGAATGGAAGAAGTCCATCGAGCACGCCAAAGATTCACTCACCGTCGAACTCGAGGACACGGATTCCGAAGCGTTCGCCGAGGAAACGTTCTAACCATATGCCTATCACCAAAGAAGAATTCTTGGCATACGAGGACGTTCGCCGATCCGGCGTGACGAACATGTTCGACATCGTCGCAGTCAGCCGCTTATCCGGCCTCGATCGGAAGACGGTGCTCGAGATTCACAAACAGTATTCGACTCTCAAGGCCGAATACCTGAAAGGAAAGGAGGACGAAGAAGTATGAAGGCATCCATGGAAACGCTCAAGAAAATCCGCATTGAAATCTACGAGCGCCTTATCAAAGACGTGGACGCGAGCGTTTGGGAATTCAAGGAAGACGCCGAGACGTGGAGTGCTCGCATGCGCGATAACCACCGACTCAAGAGCGTCTACGATCCCGAGGAACAGGCTCACAAATCGCTCTACGCCGTGAGCGTGTACGAGGAAATCTCGTCATTGCTCAAGAAGGCGTTGAACGATTAACCACCAAACCTATGTCACGAAAAATCGGAGCCCTATGGCTCAAGGAAACCAAAGACGGGAAGAAATACTTTTCCGGCGTACTTGAGGATCTGCGCGGAGAAATCCGCATCGCGATCTTCAAGAACGACCGGAAGGAGAAAGAAAATCAGCCGGACTACCAAATCATCGTTTCCGAGGAACGGCGGGAACAGCATGCACCGGCGGATCAGACGTCCACCGCGACCGACGAGGTTAACTTGGACGACATCCCATTTTGATCCGCGTTATGCAGGAGGCACAACGCGCAACCCATGCGGCGCCGTTTCGCCGCATGGGCAGGGATGAGCAGGCAAAAAACGTCGCGCTCATGCAAAAACGAAAGGTCGGACAAATCCGTTCGCTCGACTGGGTATTGAACGTGGTCGAGCGGATGCGGGTGCGCGAACAAAATGACTTAGCACGGATGGCGTTCGAGGACGTCGTGCGAGCCGTTTCGCGCCAGCGCGAGAAGGAGATCAAAGATCTCTCAATCCTAGACGATGACGCAAGGGGGCTGCGCGTCGGTCACGCCTAATCGGCGCGTGGCTCCATGGAGGACATATGGCAAAACAACGATTCATCAACACGCGATTCTGGAGCGATAGCTTCATCGTCGCGCTTACGCCTATCGAGAGATACCTGTTCTTGTATTTCCTTACGAATGAGCATACGAGCATCTGCGGCATCTACGAGCTCCCGCTTCGCACGATCGCTTATGAAACAGGCGTGAGGGAAAGAGAACTCGTGAAAATCCTCGAGCGGCTCAACGGAAAAATCTACTATTTCGACGGGTGGGTTTTTATCCGTAATTTCGAACGGCACCAATTCGCTCGTGGCAATTCCAAAGTGAGGATAGGCATCGAAAACGAAAAGAAGGGCATCCCGAAAGAAATACTCGTTCGCGTGAAAAAAATCACGTCAGCTAAGCCAAGAACTGATACCCCTTCAATGGGTCATGCAGGGGATATGGAAGGGGCATCCGCATTAGAGCCTGATTCTGAGACGGATATTGATTCCGATACGGATTCGGATTCTGAGAGAGGCGCTCCCGCGCTGACCCCAAGCCAAACGGCAAAAACTTTTTTCCATGATCCTAGCGAACAGGAAGCTCTGGCTTTGCGAATCGCGGAAGCCAAGTCCGCGCCGGTTGAGCCGGTACGTTCCGAGATCCGAAAATTCGTCGGCTACTGGACCGAGCGGAACCGCTCGGGAACCAAGCAGCGCTGGGAATTGCAGCGGACTTTCGAGGTCTACCGACGCATAGCGACGTGGATGGAAAAGGTCGACAAGTTCGATCCCGTCAAACGGGGGAGAGGAGCAACCATCGTATGAGTTTTATCGTGAAAATGATCAACAACGACAGGCACGTCCTGACGGAAGAAGAATATGCCGCGCTCATCCGAGACGGAGGCGTCGCCTGCAATCGGACGGGCGTATTCGTAAATTTAAAATCCGTTGCGGATGCTTTTCCCGAAGAAGCATCAGACGAAATCGAAGGACGGCAAAAACAGACCCAAGGCGTACTGCATGATGGAACAAGGGTCGTAAAGCAATTCGGCGAATGGTTCGACGCGGATTCCGCTCCAGACCAACGCGGACTGCGCACCGTCCGTCTCGATCCTGTTTATTACCCTGAAGTCGCGCGAGACAGCGTGCCGACGCCTGAAGAATTCGAACGCGAGTACCGCGCGCTAACCGTTCCAGAGCGCAAAGCCAAAATGCTCGCAGCCAAATCGGAAGCTCCGAGACTTGCAGGCGGATTCAAGCCTGTAGCGGCTCTGCTTTCATCCGAATCATATGCGCCAAAACCATCCTGACGCTCTACCCGTTGGACGTTTTCTCGAGATCTCATGTCGGCGTGACGAATACCGCGCGCCCACGCAAAGCCAACGCCTGCGGTCGACTCTCTATCGTCTCTGGGAACGCTCTGGATCGCAAACGCCATTCGAGGATTGGTACCGCGATCGCATGGACCGAATCATTTCCCGCTTTCAGCGGCTTCTTGATTAAAAAGCGGATTCACAATTTATGCAGCAGAAGGAAATCGTCGCGCGTTTTCGCGATAAGGGAAACGCAGACAAATTTGCCGAGAAGGCGAACCGCCGGACGTTCGAATCCGTCATGGTCGAACAGCGAAACGGGCTATGGGAGGTCAGGCTCGTACCGGTCCGGAAGATCCCGAAATTCGAACCTCCAAAAACATGAACCATGATAGCCCAACGCAACTTACTCAAGGTCGACGTGCTTTCCATCCTCATCATGGGTTCGGACGGCCATGCATACCTGCTCCGGCGAAGGCGCGGCTCCATTCATGTCTCGATGGCCGAGCTTGCGAAATGGGCAGAGAGGCGGATCTGGCAGGTCGAGGACATCCCAAGCAAAGAAGAAAGCCTCATCTGCTCATTGAACGAAGCGTACGAACGCTACCTTTCCTGCAAAGACCAAGAGCTCGAACTCTCCGCGGATCGGTGGCTTTGCACGGCGGACAGGCTTGCGGGACGGTTGTCTGCCCTCGTAGATCGAGGACACGAAATTCCAAAGGCCGTCATCGTGTACGTCGACAAACCACCGCCTCTGTTCGCTCCGACCGTCGGAAAACGTGGATAAGTGCGCATTTTCAAGCCTTCGCGCGCCTATGCTTGTACGCATGAGGGAATCAGACATCCAATACGCCATACTCGCGAACCTTCGCTACCGGAACATTCTCGCGTTCCGTTGCCAGCCCGCGCCAATTCCGATCAGGAAGGGGAAGGCCATCATCGGTTTTCGAAAATCAGACGCCTTCAACGTAGGCATGCCCGACATCGTCTGCGTGATTAACGGCTCGTTCATCGGCATCGAGGTCAAATCGCCGGAAGGACGGCAACGAGACGAGCAGAAGCTTTGGCAGAGACGAATCGAATCCGCCGGAGGTACCTATGTGCTCGCGCGTTCATGGGAAAGCGTCGCCGACGCCCTCGGCATTAAGGCCGTATGAAGTATTTTTCCCTTTTTACCGGAGTGGGCGGATTCGAACTCGGCATTTCAGCGGGCATGCCTCGATCGCAATGCGTCGGCATGAGCGAGATAGATAAATACGCATCAGCGGTGCTCAAGCGAAAATTCCCCACAATCAAAAATTATGGAGACATCCAATCAATCAACTGGAAAGACGTTCCCGACTTTGACCTTCTTGTCGGCGGAAGCCCATGCCAAGACCTGTCCATCGCTGGAAAGCGAGCGGGACTCGAAGGGTCGCGATCAGGACTGTTCGCGGAGTACGTCCGCGCCTTGCACGAGAAAAAGCCACGCCATTTCATCTGGGAAAACGTTAAAGGCGCTTTGTCATCGAATGGAGGAAGAGACTTCGCCTTCATTCTCAATGCGCTGGCCGAAGAGGGCTACGCTCTCTCATGGCAGATTCTCAACGCAAGAGACTTCGGCGTCCCTCAAAACCGCGAGCGCGTCTTTATCATCGGTACTCGAGGCGAACGTACACGAGAAGTATTTTTTGAGCCTCAAGGTACTGAAGCGAATCTTAGCGAAATCACGTCTCGGGTCGCTCAAGCAGAGCGCGTCTATTCCGAACACGGCGTAGCACGGACACTCAAGGCAAACGGCGGAGGCATAGGTGCTAAGACCGGCTGTTACGCCGTCCGTTGCCCGCTCAAATACCTGAACCGCAACCAGAAGAAAATCGAGGGAGACTACGCCTTCACAATCGATGGAGCCAATACGGGAGGAATCGCCTTCATCGATCTCAGCACGGAAAATCCCAAGATCACGTCTGCCGCACGGACGATCCAAGCCAGATATGCCAAGGGATACAGCCACCGCACCGCCGAAGTATCAGGCGTCACGGACGGTATCCGAGTCAGACGCCTCACTCCGCTCGAATGCGAACGCCTCATGTCATGGCCGGACGAATGGACGAGATGGGGAATCGACGAAAAGGGGAACGAAATCGAAATGAGCGACACCCAGCGGTACAAGATGTGCGGGAACGGAGTCGTAAGCCGAGTGGTCGAACATGTCGCAAGAACAATCCTATGCAATACGAACAAATAACAATCACCGCGCTCAAACCGGCGGAATACAATCCGCGTTCCATCAGCGAACGCGAACTCTCGAAACTCACGGAGTCCATCCGCGCGTTCGGTTTCGTGGATCCGGTCATCATAAACGCGGACGGGACGGTCATCGGCGGGCACCAACGCATCAAGGCGGCAGAACGCCTCGGCATGGCCGAAGTGCCGTGCATCCGCGTCGACATTCCCAAGGATCGGGAGAAGGCGCTGAACCTCGCGCTCAACCGCATCTCGGGCGAATGGGACATGGACATGCTCGCCAGACTCCTGGACGAGCTGGATGCCGAGTCGCGCAGGCTCTCTGGTTTCGACGAAGACGAAATAACCGAAGCGTTGAACCGCCTCGCCAAGGAGCCGGTCGAGGACGACTACGACCCGATCGTGCCAGAGAACCCCAAAACCAAGACGGGAGACGTGTATCAACTTGGTGTTCATAGGCTTTTGTGCGGAGACTCGACCAATCCGGACTGTTTTGACCGTTTGCTCGAAGGCGCGAAAGCCAGCATGTGTTTTACGGATCCGCCGTACAACATGGGCTACGTCGGCGGGTCTGGGAAGCGCCGGAAGAAAATCGCCAACGACGAAATGCCACGGGATGAATTCGTCGCGTTCCTTCGCAAGGTGATGGCCAATCTTGTCGCCCATGTTTCGGGCGCGTTCTACGTCTGCATGTCATACGGAGAACTGCATTCACTCTGGCAGGCGTTCACGGATGCCGGCGGACATTGGCAGGGATATATCGTCTGGGCGAAGCAGCGATTTACGCTCGGGGGTTCCGACTACCAGCACCAATCCGAACCGATCATGCATGGTCTATCCCAAGAGCAGGACGCGAAACTTGACGATCCGAACGAGGACGTCGAAGCACTACCAATTCTGTATGGATGGACGCGTCATGCGTGGTACGGCGGACGGAAGCAAGGCGATGTTTGGTTTTTCGACCGTCCGACCAAATCACCGGAACATCCGACCATGAAACCGGTCCGGCTCTGCGCCAAAGCCATCCTGAACAGCGCTCCGCAGGACGGAATCGTGCTCGATTGCTTTGGCGGTTCAGGTTCCACGCTTATCGCAGCAGAGCAGGTCGAACGGCGGTGCTACATGATCGAAATGGATCCGGCCTATTGCGACGTTATCGTCGACAGATGGGAGAAATTCACCGGAAAGCAGGCTGTAAAGTTAGCCAAGTTTTAGGTTTTTAGGTTTTCGTATGCCGAAATCGAAGTCCAGCAGGGAAAACGGGAAATTAGGCGGGAGACCGCTCGGGACTTTGAATCCGGAAACCATCAAGCGGAACCAGATGCGGCAGAAGATGCTTGATCGCATCGAAGAGGAATTCCAACCGATAATGGATTCCGCCATCGATCTCGCCAAAGGCATCGTGGTCTACGTTCCAGGCAAGGACGGCAAGCGTTCCAAGGTTTACGAACGCGAACCGAATCCCGACATGGTCAAATACTTGCTCGACCAATCGGCAGGCAAGGCGCTGACTTCCGTCGAAATGTCTGGAGGTGTGAGCATCGATAATTTGCAGGACTTCATCTACTCGCTCTATGGCAAGTCGGCGAACCGAAGGAATCCTGCTTAGGCTCCAGCGCGACCCCGTAGGATTCGTGAAATTATGCTGGCCTGAAGCGGTGCTCTGGGAGAAGCAAATCGAAGTCGCAGAGTCCGTGGTCGGCCACAAACGAGTCACCGTCCGATCGGGACACGGGGTAGGGAAGTCATGGCTCATGGCACGACTTGCTATCTGGTTTTTGACCGTGTTCAAACCATCCAAGGTGGTGACGACCGCTCCGACGTGGACGCAGGTCGAAAAAGTGCTTTGGGGAGAGATTGCGGCAGCGTACCGATCGTCTCGTATCCCGCTCGGGGGCGAATTGCTTACGACCCAATGGAAGGTTTCCGAGGATTGTTTTGCGCTCGGTATCTCGACCCGCGAAGGCGTCGACCAGCGCGATTTCGGTTCCACGAAACTTCAGGGTTTTCATTCGCCCAATTTATTGGTCATTCTTGATGAAGCGGCGGGCGTACCGCCAGAAACGTGGACAGGCGCGACATCTCTCGCCACGGGGGCAAACAACCGCATTGTGGCGATTGGAAACCCTGCGAGCCCGTCCGGTCCGTTCTACGACACCTTCAAAAGCCCGATCTGGCACAAGATCGAAATCTCATGCCTTGATCACCCGAACGTTACAACGGGTGAAATCGTAATTCCCGGCGCCGTTTCGGCTGATTGGGTTGAAGAGCGAAAGGCGGAATGGGGTGAAACAAGCCCGCTGTTCCAAGCCAAGGTGCTCGGACAGTTTCCAGTCGAAGGTTCGGACACGCTGATTCCGCTCTCATGGGTCGAAAGGGCGGCAAATGCGGAAGTGCCTGGCGACGATCGAAAGAGCGTCGGATGCGACGTTGCGCGTTTCGGCGAAGACGAGACAGTCATCTTCAAATCCATTGGCAACACGTATGAGCTGGTCGAGTGCGTCAACCGGAGGCCGACGAACGAGACGGCTGGCCGGCTCGTACTTGCCGCCAAGGATTCCGGCGCGGAATTCGTCGCAGTCGACGACACGGGCGTGGGCGGAGGCGTCACCGACATGCTGCGAGAGCAGGGCGTATCGGTCGTCCCCGTCAATTTCGGATCGGCCGCCGAAGATTCGGAGCGGTTCGCGAATCTCAAAGCAGAAATATTCTGGTGTCTGCGCGAGGATTTCGAAAAGAACCGCATCTCGATTCCGAATGATCCGGTGCTCGTGAACCAGCTTGCGTCAATCAAATACGCGATGACTTCCAAGGGACAAATCAAGATCGAATCGAAGGACGATGCGAAGAAGCGGGGATTGCGTTCGCCTGACCGCGCAGACGCGCTTGCGATCTGCCATTACGCGAAGCGGGCAAACTGGATTCCAGAGATGCTGTGGATATAGCGGGCTTTGGCGTTCGCGTTTTTGCGATGCTTGCGCCATGAACTTCTTCGATCGCGTGAAAGAAACGTGGCGCTTCTACCGCAGCGGGAAAAGCATCGCCGAAGTCGGCCACGCGTTTTCGTCTTGGCTGAACGGCGCATCCAACGTCGCGTTCGGCTGGCAATTCAAGGCTGCGAAACTTCTCGGCGAGACCGTGGGATATTCCACGTTCCGCCTGTATCGCGTCAAAGCCGACGGATCGTGGAGCGAGCTCGATTCCCATCCCGCCCTCGACCTGTTGCACAAACCGAATCCCATTTCTACGCATTCCGAACTGCTCGAAATGGTCAGCATGTCGCTCGACTTCTACGGCAACGCCTACGTCTACATGGACGGAGCCGATTCGCCGCACTCGAAACCAAAGGTGCTGTACTTCCTAAAGGCACAAAACGTCACTCTTGTACGAACCGATTCTTTTCCCGAGGCCATCGTCGCATACAAGTACCGGCATAAATCGCGCGAATACATTTTTCAGCCTTACCAGATCCTGCATATTCGCGAATCCAATCCCGACGATCCGATTCTCGGTTTTGGAGCCGTGCAAGCCATGTCGGACTCGGTCGATCTCGACCAATCCGCCCGCCAATGGAATCGGGCTTTTTTCCGTAACAGCGCGCGTCCCGACCTCATCCTCAAATCCAAGTTCAAAACGCGGGAGCAGATGGATCCCATCCGCATGCAGTTCGAAGATCGGTATCGTGGAACCGAGAACGCGCACAAAGTCGCAATCCTTCCGGACGGCGTCGAGCCGGACAAGATGGGCTGGAGCCAGAAGGAGATGGATTTCGTGGAACAGCTTAAATGGTCCAGAGACGACATTTTGTCCGGACTGAGAACGCCTCATGTCGTACTCGGACTTGGAGCTGGCGAGAACCTGAACCGCGCAACTGCTGAAGCAACGAATTACATCTATGCGCTCCGCACGGTCATGCCGCGGTTACGGCGCATTGCAACATTTTTGAACGTTTTGCTTATCCCGCGATTCGGCAAGGATCTGATCGTCGAATTCGACAACGTAGTTCCGGAGGACGAGGACCTTGCAATCAAGAAACGCGTCGCGGCGTTGGGCGGAGCTCCATATGAGAGCGTCAATGAAGTCCGCGACGAACTGGGACTCGAGCCTATCGAGAACGGCGATTCGGTCATGGCTTCATTTACCCAGACGCCCGTCGGAGCCCCGAAATCTCAACCGAACAAATCGCTCGCTCCGCATTCGGCATACCTGGCGATTACGGCCGCCAAGAACATGAACGATGTGGAGGTGAAGGTTGAGGTTGCCGTCAAAGCCGTTGCATCCAAAGCAGCTGAAGGTTTCAGCCGTTTTGGAAAAATCATCAAGCTCATGCAGGAAGAGGCGAGATGGCGCGCGTTCGTGAAGCGCGTCGCTCCATACGAGAAACGGATCCGGAAGACGATGGCGGACTATGCACAAGGTATGGTTGAACGCGCATCGGCAAGCCTCGAGGAGCAGTCCAAGGCATTCGATCTCGCGACTTTGCTTGATCCGCGTTCCGAAGTCCGCATCATCGTAAGCGCCGTCCGTCCCATTTTCGATGATCTATATCGAAGCGAGGGCAGGGCATCTGCCGATCTCATCGGTGGAGCTTTCGACGATACGACTGCCCGCGTGCATCAGGCCGTGAACGATGCCGTCGGAATCATGGCCGAATCGTACCAGGAAGAAACGACTCGACTGCTCAGGGACGCCCTCAGGGATGGACTCGATGCAGGCGAGGGGATCGACAAGCTCAAGAACCGCATCAGCGATATCGGCGAATTCTCATCCGACGTCAGGGCTGAACGCGTGGCGAAAACCGAAGCGTTCCGCGTTGCCAATATGGCCGGACGAGAAGCATATCGCCAGTCAGGCGTGCAGAAACTCGTTTGGTACACGGCTGCCGACGAACTCGTATGCGAATTCTGCGCCCCGCTCCAAGGAACCGTCGTGGGCATTGACGAAAACTTTTACGACAAGGGCGACGTGGTGCAGGGATCGGACGGCGGAACTATGCCCGTGGACTACGCGGACGTGACCGGCGGAGCGCTCCATCCGAATTGCCGATGCCAAGTCGTGCCTCAGGTAGAAGAACTTCAAGATTGATTGTGGATAAAGAAACCAATGCGCGTCATTAACCCGATACGCTTCACCAAGGTATGCAGACCGAACAACTACAACTCAAGGCAACCGTCACGAAAGCCGCCGATGGGCGGGTGACGATCGTTGCCAGCGACGAAACGATCGACCGCTCCGGCGAAGCGATTCCGGTATCGAGCTGGGATCTTTTGAACTTCCAGAAGTCACCGCGATTGCTCATCGATCATGACTATTCCGTAAAGTCCATCGTCGGACTCGCGGAAAACATCCGCGCGGAAAATCGACAGCTATTATTCGAGCCTTTATTCCACGACATCACCGATGCCGCGCGTGAAACGAGAGAGATGGTCGAGCAAGGTTTCCTCGACACGGTGTCCGTCGGCTTCATGCGGAATCAGGCGCAGGACGGAACCATGAAGAATGAATTGCTCGAGATCAGTTTCGTTGCCGTTCCCTGCAATCCGAATGCGCGGACGCTTTCCGTGAAGGATATCGGTGACGCCGAGGCGAAAGCCGTCGAAGCGTTCATCGGAAAATCGGAAAAACCGGAAGAGAAGCCTGCTGATCCCGAGCCTGCACCCGTCGAGGCCAAAACAGGCCGGACGATCTCGGCGGATACGCGGACGCAGATTGAAAATGCCATCAACCTATTGGAACAAGCGAGCGGTGCTCTGGAACAGCTCCTAAGCGGAGCGGGAGACCAGGGTACCGAGGGGAAAGACGCGCCGGATGGGAGCGCCCCGAAACAAAGGTCGAGTGACGAAGGGTCTGACGAAGAAGTCTTCAAGCAATGGCTTCTCCAACGTCAGGTCTTGCGTGCCGTGAACACGGCAACCTCGGAAGCTCTCGCAAAGAGCAAATTATTCATCAAAAAGTAATCTCTATGTTGAAAGAACTCGAACAGTTCAAAACCGAACTCGCGGAAGACATCAAGGGCCATCTCGACAATGCCCTCCACGAGAAAGTGAAGGCGCTCATCGGCGACGAACGCGCCGGAATGGTGCGCGAAGCCGTGGAGCAATTGAAGCTCGAACGTATCCTTTTGGGTCATGACAAGACGGGCTTGTCTGACGCGCAGAAAACCGAATTCGCGAAATTCGTGAAGACGGTGGTGTTGCAGACGAAATCCGGCGAGGCATTGATCGGCGATCAGGACTCTCGCGGCGGATACCTCGTTCCGACCGAAGTGGCGAACGCCATCTTGCGCATCTCCGCGACCGTCGGCGTCGCCATCTCGCAGTGCGCGCGTTGGGAAATGAAGGGCGACGAACTCGATATTCCAGCCTACGGAGGCTCGTTCCTCGAAGGCGAATATCTTGGCGTCGATGCCGTCGGAAACGTCACGGGCATCACGTTCAAGACCGCCCGGCTCATCGCCAAGAGCTGGCAACTGGCATTCGTTTTGGGCAAGGATCTCTTGGCCGAAGCGACGCCAGCAGTTGCCGATTGGCTCATGGCATTGGCCGCCGAAGCTTTGGCAAACATGATCGACAAGCAAGTGTTCGTGGGGACCGGCCATCCGTTCGTCGGCATTCTCCCGAGCAAGGAAGTCAACACGTACACGATGTCGTCCGGCAATACCGGATTCGACAAGTACAAGGTCATCGACGATTCGTCCGACGTGATCGCGAGCGTGGAAGAATCCACCCTCGACTCGGCTGCCTTTTATTTCAGCCGCACGGTCTGGGCGAAACTCCGCGCGCAGAAAGACGACGCAGGTTTCTACGTCTTGCAGCTCGCAGGCTTGAACCCGCAAACGCTTTCAGTGAACCCGTCGAACGGCGGGCCGAAGCCCGCAGGTTCCATCCTCGGATTCCCGGTCTACACAGTCCGCCACCTGCCGAAATTCAGCGACTCTGCGTCCGGAACCCGCTTCGGCGTGTTCGGATCGCTCAAGGCCGTCGGACTCGGCATGAAGGGCGAAATGGAAATGGACCGCTTCACGAGCGGCACGTTCGGAGGCAAGGAAGTCGCCTTGTCCCGCCAGATCGGCATGGTCATGGGTAACCGCCATGCTGCCGTGATCTCGCTCCCGCAAGCCCTTACCGCCATCAAGACGGCAAGCGCCTAACCATATGAGCGCCTTCAAAGTTTTGAGGCCGATCATCGTCCTCGGCGACCGCAAGGAAGCGGGGGAGACGGTTGAACTCACGGACGAGGAGGCGCTCGCCTACGGTTCGGAGTATCTCGCGAAAGAAGGGACGCCGAAAATAAAGCGCGCACCCAAACCTCATTCACTCAAACCACACCTATGAACACAGTGGCAGAAAACATCAACGTCCTCGCATCGCTCGGTCCGGCTACGCTCACCGCAAGCACGGATGGAACGGTCGCGGACACCATGGGATTCGACAACCTGCAAGCCGTCATCGCGGCTGGCACGATCGACACTTCAAGCACGGACGAAACCTACGCCGTGAAGCTCCAAGAAGGAGACGAATCGGATGGGTCGGACATGGCCGACGTCGCCGGCGCATCGGTGACGATCACCGAATCAGGCCAACTCAAGACGATCGGCGTAAACGGCCTCGGAACCGGCAGCCGCAAGCGCTACGTGCGCCTTGTGCTGACGGCCGCGGGAACGACTCCATCGATCGACCTCGCTGGGTTGTTCAACCTCGGAAGCGCGGCACAGAATCCGGCCATCGTGCCGGACGCCGTGGTCTAGACGGGGCGGCCTTTGTCGGGGAGTCGAGCATGCTCCCCGACAGTCCCGCATCGTTTAGAATACTGCTATGGCCACGACCGCATACGCGCTCACCTCGCTCCAGAGGGTCAAAGACCGGCTCGGACTCACGAGTTCGGGTTTTGATTCGCTCTTGGAGCGCCTGATTAACGCGTCCACGGATCTCATCGAGTCGTATTGCGGACGGCGTTTCAAGGAGACCGCTTATTCCAACGAAGTCTATTTGGTCGAATCCGAAGGCGCACGGATGCTTATGCTGAAGCAGGCACCCGTCACCGCGCTTACGAGCCTGCAATATCGCGCAGGCGTCCCGTCGGCTCCCTCATGGACGGATTTCCTACCCACGGACTTCGAACTCGTAGGAGACGGATCTTCCGGACTCATCCGCATCTACGGAGGCGTACCCGCAGGGACAAACAATATCCAAGTCGGATATACGGCCGGTTACAAAATCGATTTTTCCCATGACACGGACGCGACGAAGCACACGTTGCCGTTCGATTTGTCCGATCTCTGCGAAAGGCTGGCCATCAAAGCCTTCAAAAAGCGCGAAAGCGTCGGCAAAAGCCGCGAACAGGCCGGAGAGGCCATGGCGATGTGGATGGAGACGCTCGAGCCCGAGGAACAGCTTTCGCTCGACCGTTATCGACGCGTCTATCTCGGTTGATATGCCTATCACGATCCGCATCCGTAATCTCGACGATCTGAGGCTGGCCGTCGCGAGATATCCGCGCATGTCCCTCGAATGCATCGACGAGGCGCTCGACCGTTCGGTCGACATCGTTTTGAATTACGCATTGCCGCATCGCGGTATCGTCCCGTACCGCACGACCCGCATGTCGCAATCGTTCAAGGAAGGAATCGTTCGCGGAAACCTCTGGCGCGCCGTCGGTCCAACGGTCGAATACGCGATTTACGTGGACCAAGGCACGCGGTACATCAAGCCTCGCAAGTTCATGGAGAAGCTCGCCCAGGCGTCCGAACCGCTCATCAACAAACGCTTCGACGAAGCCGCGCAGAAGATCGTGGAAACTATGCGCGTCCCAGCATTTTAATATGTCGCTCGTATCCATCCGTTCAGCACTTAAAGCGAAACTCGACGCCCGCAAGACCGCAGGCGTTTTGGGCGAGGTTTATGACGGCGAACAAGACCAGCTGAAGCTCGATATCGCGAGCTATCCCGTCGCCGAACTTCGCAGAGCGCCGTCCGAAGGTTCGTACTTCACGAACCAAGAGGATTTGATCGAATACCAATTCGACATTTTGCTGTACGCCGAAATGGACAACGCGGGCACGTCGGCGGCGGAGAAGTCTCTGGATTCGGTCATCGACGACCTCATCTATCAATTCGCCCATGATCGCACGCTCGGAGGCGTATGCGACGGCGACGTGTATCCCGCGCTCTCGCGGTCAGGCGTCATCGAGTGGAGAGGCAAACCGCACTACGTTTCAGTCGTCACGCTCAAGTGCCGGAAAGTGCAGGGGAATTCCTAGCTGTGGATAGCTTCGGCTTCGCAGGTCGGCGGATGGATACGCTTCATCCGTATGATCGAAAAAGCCGAAAACAAGGCGTTTGCGTCCGCACCCCGTTCGAAGAGCGAGGAGCGCAGGCTCGCCATCCAAAATGAAGCGCGAGTTAGCGCGCAGGAATTTTATTTCAGCGCGGAAGGCGGGCGTCCGCCCACGACCATCGTCGCCGATTCATTCGAAGAGGCGGTTGCCGAATACAACCGCCGTTTTGATATCTCAACTCCATAACATATGTCCAAATTCACAGGTTCGCGCATCGATCTCGGCGTCGGGAAGGAAACCGTCCGAGGCACGGCCGTCGCTCCAGGCTACTGGTTGCGCCCGTCTGAAGTTTCCATCGACGAACGAGTCGCGCACGCGGTCGACGAATCGTCCCGCAATCTCATCGAGAACTCCATCGACGCTCAAGTCGTGGAGAAATATGCGGAGGGCAGCTTCACGCTTCCGGTCCGCGACAAGTCCATCGGGTTACTCATGTTGTCTTTGTTTGGATCGGTAGCAGACACGACCGTCGAAACGGGCGTCTATGACCACGCGTTTTCCGTGCAGCAGTCCAACCAGCATCAATCGCTTTCCGTCCATCTCAAGGAGCCGAACGCCGGCAAGGACTATGCACTCTCCATGCTGACCGATCTCGAATTCGCGGTTGAGCTCGATAAGCACGCCATGGCCAAGTTCGGGTTCCGTTCCAAGACGGGCGCATCGCAAGTGCGTACCGCCACGTATGTCGCGGAGAACATTTTCCTACCGACTATGGGGGATATTCGAGTCGCTTCCAGCATTTCCGGATTGAATGTCGCGACTCCGATCAAGGTGCGCAAGGTGACGGTCAAAATCGGGAAGAACGTGGACGATGACCGAGCACTGGGAAGCGTCGACCCCGTCGATATTTTGAACCGCCAGTTCCAAGCGGAAGGGGAAATCGAGCTTAACTACGACGACCAGTCCCAAATCACCAACTTGCTTGGCAATACGGCTCAAGCGCTGCGTATCGATTTCTTGAATTCCGCCGTCACGATCGGCGTCTCATCGAGCCCGCGCATCCGCTTTGAATTCGCCAAGGTGATACTGGAAGAGGTTCCGCGCAAATTCAATAAGGGAGACATCGTCACCCAGACGCTGAAATTCAAGGCGTATTACTCGGAGACGGATTCGTCGATGCTTACGAGCACCGTACGGAACACGGTCGCGAGCTACTGATATGCGAGGCTGCCTCATTCCGGTCGGAATCATGGCGGCGGCAATCATCATCGCCTTTTATTCAATCCTAACCGCCGTCTGATATGGACCCATCTCTCCTTAAAGACCTCGGCAGCCTCGGTCCGGCTCTCGGATCAGTCGCCGTCATCGGAATCATCTGTTGGAAGCTCTTGCAAATATTCGAGAAGCACGGAGCGGCCATCGAAAGTTTTTCTGCAGCCCTCCAGGGGCAGACGGAAGTGCTGAAAGAAATCGACAAGAACATGCAGGCCAACACCCAAGCGACCGAACGCATGTCCATGCTACTCCAGAAATCACCTAACTAATCCATTTATTCCTTAACCGCATCCATATGCTTTACCGATTCATCAAGAAGGACGGGAACGTCGAGCGCATCGGCGACATCGACGCCGAATCACTCGAAACCAAACTTCAGGGCTACCTGAACGACGGTTTCGAACTCGCGACCGCCGAAGAACATGACCAGCAGGTCATCGGCGCCGTGAACAGACAGCTCGAAGAAGCGAACGCCAAAATCGCCGAGCTCGAAGCAAAGACCGCCTCCTAAGGCGGTCTGTTTCAATATGCAGAGAAAACTATTCGTCGATCTCGGCCACTCCAAGCGCTGGCCTGGCGCCGTGGGCATCAAGGCTGAGGTGGATTGGAATCGCGCGATCTGGGCATCGCTTCAGCCGATGCTCCAGGCGCTTTGCGTCAAGAAGGGTTGGACGCTCGTTCCGGTCCCGACGAATTTCCTTATCGAGCTATCCGCAAACAATAATCTCGTACAACGAATCAAATGGATCAATGCGAGATCAAAACCATCCGACCTGCTGCTCTCGATCCATGGAAACGCCGCGACCAATTCCAACGTTCGAGGCGTCACGACTTGCTTCATGGGAGGATCTGAGTCTGCACGCCTGGAAGCTATCAAACTTTCGCAGGCGTACTCGCAGGCTACGGGCGTTCCAATCTGGAACGGGGGAGCGTTCGACGACAGGGATGGTCGATTCGGCAGGATTGGAATGGTGCGGGATACGACTCCGCTCGCTTTGTTGATAGAGGCGGGATTCGTGACAAATGCGGTGGACATGAATACAAATTCGCAGACCGCCTCAAAAGGAATTGCTTCGTATTTTGGCCAAATTTTTTAACCCCGGATTATTGCCAAAATGCTGGATTTAGGCTTGCTTTGCTGATAAGGTTGAAGCGTATGAAAATCCCAGAAACACTCCAGGAAAAACTGGACAAGTACGCCGGGCAAGTTCCATTTCCGGTGGCTGCTTTGGCGAGGGATTTTAATTTAGACGTGTATCTTACGGGTGATTTGGAGGATCGTCAGTCCGGAATGATTAAAAAAGAGGATGACCATTACGTGATTTACATCAATGAGCGACATCCTGCGAATAGACAGCGCTTCACGATCGCTCACGAGATCGCTCATTTCGTAAAACACAAAAACCTTCTTGATGCTGAGGAAGAACACCTTGACTTCATCGTTCAGCCCGTAAATGGTGAGAAAGTTTTGCAGCGTGCTGACCGTCTCATGTCAGAAGCTGAACGAAAAATGGAATGGGAGGCAAATTCAATTGCTGCGGAAATATTGATGCCAGCCCAACAGTTCCGGATTGCATTTGAACACGCTAATGCTATTGAGGAAGTGGCGGAAAAGTTTGGCGTTTCTCCTGCAGCTGCAACCATCCGCGCCAAGACACTATTCGGCGAAGTTCTTTTCTAGATGCATAACAGACCCGAATGATATGGCGCGCAAGAAGATTAATCCAAGGAAAGGCAGCTTCGTCAATGATCAAGATTTGAACAAGAGGCTAAAATACGATGCTACTGAACGCGAGCATGAACGCAAGCAGGGTATTGAAGATGTGAAGACACTGGTCTTGAAACGCTTTATCGTATGGGCGCCAATTTTGCTTGCCATATGCTTTGTTGGGTTCATCATTTATCTCTGCGCCTTGGGGAAGATTGATGACGTCAAAGCTATGGGCGGAGCTGCCGCAACTTGGATTTTTGGCTTTTTCTCTAGCATGGTTTATGAACGATCAGGGATAAAGCCCCAAGGAAAATAATTACATGTGGACAAAGACCGCTTGCAAAGCGGTCTTTTGAATATGCTTCAGATATATGCGTATCAACCTCTCAAACGCCCAATGGGCGGAAGTCAAAGACTCATTCAGCTGGGGCGAACGCCGTCGGATGCAGGAAGCAAGTCCGTACGCCAAAGCCAAAGAAGGCGAGACGGTGGATCCGAGCTTGCTCAACGATTGGTCGGCGACCCTGCTCGCGAAATTCGTGACCGCTTGGTCATTCGCGGACCCGATCACGAAGGAATCGCTTGAGAACAACCTCACCGCCGAGGAAGGGGAGAACCTGCTTGATCAAGCCCTTCAAGCCATCGGATTCCGTTCTAAGCCTGATGACGGCCCAAAAGTGCGTTAGAGCACCTTGTCGAGGGACGAGGTTCCGCTCTGCTCATATCCGAGCGCGATCTCGCCCTCGCGAGCCGAAGGATCGAGGCGTTCCTGCTCTGCCGCGAACTCGGTTGGACGTGGCGGGATCTTGAGGACGCGCCCGCCGATGTCGTTGAAGACTTTTTATACCTCCTAACCCATGGCCATAAACGCTAAGCTCCAAATCGCTATCGAAGCGTCGAACAATGCGACGGGGCAATTGAAGTCGCTCGAAAACGACTTGCGCGGCGTCTCAACGGCCACCGATTCGTCCGGAATGGGGTTCGGAAAACTTGTCGGCGCGATCGGACTGGGCAATCTCGCGGCAAACGCTGCCAGTTCGGCGTTCAACGCCCTTGGTGATTTTTTGAAAGGAACCGTCACGGCAGCCGAGGAAGCGGAGGCCACCCAAGCCCAGCTCTCGGCGGTTTTGAAATCCACTGGAATGGCGGCCGGCGTCACCGCCCAGGCGGCGAATGACCTTGCCGGACAGATGTCGAATCTCACGACCTTCAGCAAAGACCAAGTGCTCGCGGGAGAAAACCTGATGCTGACGTTCACCAAAGTGAGCAAGCAGGTTTTTCCTGACGCGATCCAAGCCGCGCTCAACGTAAGTACGGCCATGGGCAGTGATCTGCATTCATCCGTTATCCAGCTCGGCAAGGCGCTCAACAATCCGGCGGAAGGACTCACGGCGCTCACGCGCATCGGCGTTTCCTTTACTGAACAGCAGAAGGAACAAATCCAAACGCTTGAAAAAGCGGGGAAGACCATGGAAGCCCAGAAGCTCATCTTGGCTGAGCTCTCAAAGGAGTTTGGCGGATCCGCAGCGGCTGCGGCCAATACATATCAAGGAAAGATAAAGCAGCTCGACAATTCGCTCCACGAAATCCAAGAGAACATCGGCAAGACGGTGTTGCCGGCCATGGATCTGTTCGTGAACGACGCGGTCGCGGCTGCGAAGTCGGCGCAAACCGCTACCTCGAAGAACGATACGTGGTCGCGCAGTTTTTACAGCCTCGCTTCAGGCGCGAAGGCAGCTGGTTATGTTTTGGAAGGCGTGGGCTACGCGGTACTCGCCCTTGCGAGCGTGCTTGTAGGCGGAGCCATCGAAGCGGTCGCGTTTGCAACGGATGTCGCCAAGTCATTCCAAAGGATCGGAGAAATCGGACAGAACGTATACTCCGCGTTGGCAAAGGCGCTCACGGGGGACTTCGAGGGAGCGAGAGACGCAATGGCGCGCGCCTCGAACGCGTTCGACTTTTCTGGCTTCCACGCATCGGTCAAGCAGGTCAACAACACCATCGGCGCATTCGCGACCGATATGGACTCCGCATTTATCAAAGCGGGGGAGGCCATGAAGGAGGGCGTTATCCAGCAGGGATTCAGACCCATCGAAGACGCAGCGCCGATCGTGAAACAACAGATAACCGACGCGATCGGCGGCGGAGCTTCGCAAGGCGCGTCAAAAGCGTCCGACGCCTTATCTAAAATCAAGGACGACGCGAAGCAGACGCAGACGAAGCTCAGCGAGCTCATTCGCGACTACACGCAAAAATCTTCCGACCAGCTCGATACGTACAACCAGAAGATTGCGGATATCGCGTCCAAGATGGCGCAGCTGCAAAGCGACTTTGCCAAATCGACCGCCGACAAGCAAAAACAATACCAGGACGAGCAGCTCCAGCTGTTCATGTCCCACCAAGACAAGCTCGCCCAATCGCAAAAGGACTTAGCAAGCCTGAAGGACGACCTGCAAAAGACGGATGACGCGGACAGACAGAAGGTATTGCAATCTCGAATCACGGAAATCCAGAAACAGCTCGACGCGGAGCAGGCCATCGTCAACCAATACGCTTCCCTCAAGGCGGATGCGGAAAAATTCCGCACGACGACCGATCTCGAACGGTTGCGTTTGAAATACGAAGACGAAAAACAGCAGGACAAGATCGCTTTCGATCAGAAGATGGCCGCGCTCAAGGTCGACATGCAGAAAGAGGAAAACGAGCACAAGAAGCAGACCGAGCGCTTGAAAGAAGAGACCGCGCACCGGTTCGATTTGTTGTTGCAGGAATACAAAGACGGATACGACAAGATCATTGCCGAGTCGAAGGCAAAGCACGCGGAGCTGGTAGCGATCGAAGCCCAAGTCCAGGCCACGGTACAAGCCATCCAAAACGCTCAGAACGCCATCAAATCTGCGCCATCTGGATCGGCTGCGGTCATTCCGCAAACCCATCTCGCATCGGGCGGAATCGTCACGAAGCCGACCATCGCATTGATCGGCGAATCCGGTCCGGAAGCAGTCATTCCGCTCAGGGGAAACTCTGGACAGCTTTCCCAGCCTGTATCGGTTTCCATCATGGAGGGCGCGACCGTGAACGTTTCGAATCAGGCCGACGAGACGAGGCTTGCGCGTACGGTCGCGAAGGAGCTCGCGAAAGTCCTGCAAGGCAACCGCTACGGCCTAGCGGCCCAAATGTAATATGTCCGTTTACCAGCTTGACTCCGCGAGACTCGATACCGCTCTCTGGGACGGCCTTTCGCCGTCACCGCCCTCAGGATCCACGGACGATATCGTTTTCAATAATTACGGCCTGCAAAACACGAACATCAGAACCAGATTCGTGAAGGTATCGGCTCCGATCCTCGATCTCCAGAAACGCGCGTACCCGCGCGCGCAGGGAGGCTATGCCGAGACCGCGTATTGGCGCGAGACGCACATCGTTTTGCGCGGGACGGTAAAGGGTTCGAGCCGGACGGAGATGGAAACGAGGATGGACGCGATGCGCCAGAACCTGTCCGTGTTCGGAGGCGTACTCAAAATCCCGTGGGCTGGCTCGTATCGCTACTACGAGTGCTACGGAATCGGCCTTGATCGGATGTTCCAAGAACGCGACCACTACCATATGACCATGTGCCCGTTCGAAATCGAACTGGTCGCGCTCCAACCGTTCGGAAGAGATCAGCTCCGCACGACCACCGATGTTCCGACGCCGATCACCGCATCCCCGACGGTCATGGGATTCACGAATGCAGGAACCGCTGAAGCTGATTCAGTCGCGTATCTCACGCTAGTTACTGCGGGAACCGTTTCGCAAATTACATGGGAGAACTCGACGAACGGAGACAAACTCATCATCTCGGGAAGCTTTACGAACGGCGACCAGATCGTCATCGACGGGGAGAATAAGCGCGTGACGAAGAACGGTTCCGATATCGATTACACGGGCATCCTGCCGAAGATTATTTCGGGTCTGAATTCTTTCAAGATAACGCTCACTGGATCGGGCTACTCGATCGCGGTGACTGAAGTCCATTACTCACGCTATTTCTGATATGTCATACCAAAAACTTTACGTCTTGGACCGCGCGTCGTTCCTGCTCGACGCCCAGCTCCTATCATCGCTTTCCGCCGGAACCTTCACAGGCTCCTCATCGTCCGTGCTCGGAACGCAATCGTGGAACATGCCTTCCACGCATAAGGCGGTCATCACAATCGAACAGGAGCAAATTCTGCTGTCTGGACTTTCCATCACAGGCGGAACGATTACCTGCACGATCGATACGCGCGGGTATAACGGAACCACGGCGGCCACGCATGCTGCGGGTTCGCTTATCGAAATCCATCTCACCAAAGCGCACTACGACCAATTACAGGATTATCTCGCGACGCTCGACGATGGTGGCTATATCGTCCAAACAGCCGTTACGACGATCGCGTCCGCCACAAGCCACACGATCAGCGGTGACAAGACTGCCATCTTCACCGTCGGACGCGTGTATCTGTTCAAGGTATCAAGCACTTGGTATCGGGCGCTCATTACTGCCGTTTCGTACGGAGCTCCGAATACGACCATCACATTGCTCGGAGACGGATTGCCGGCAGCGGGAACCGTTACGGCCTCGGGCTTCGAATTCAACCAATCCGTAAACAAGGCCGTCGACATCGAGCTTATTAAACAGGTTACGAATGCGCCCAGCGTGAATCCTCCGTCTGGATACCTTTTCCTTTGGACAAAGAACGGGGGATGGTACACGCGTGACAGCTCGGGGAATGTTCGGTACTTAAACATCGTGACCGCATCCGTATCCTCGTCGGGAGGCGTGTTGACATGCGACTGTTCGGCGGCAAACTTTTTTGAATGCACGCTTACAGAAAATATCACGCAGGTAACATGGCAAAACGGCATGGATGGTGAATCGTACTTCATCCGTTTTAGACAGCATGCGTCATCTGCAAAAACGATCGCATTAAATACTGCGGGCGGGACGCGCTTCTCTAACGACATTGCTTCGTACGCGGTCACGTCAGCCGTGTCCGCAGTCGATTATTTGGAGTTTCGTTTTCACGGGACGGATAGCAAATGGGATCTGACGAAAGTCACGCAAGGATTCCAGGCTTCACCCACCGCTGCGTCAGGTTTGCCGGCAGGAGTCATGGTTCCATTCGGCGGATCATCAGTCCCATCAGGATGGCTTTTGTGCGATGGAACTGCAGTCTCAAGAACGACATATTCAGCACTATTCGCGGCGATCAGTACGGCTTATGGAACGGGTGATGGTTCCACAACCTTCAATTTGCCGAATATGAAGGGGAACGTACCGGCTGGCTATGATTCCGGACAAACTGAATTCAATACGCTGGGCAAAACAGGTGGCGAAAAGACGCACACGCTCACGACAACGGAAATGCCTTCGCACACTCACAACATTCCTGGCGCATCTGGAACGTCTGGTGGTTATCCGCCTGCGACGGCTCAAAATTCAGGAGGTTGGACATCAGGTTCTGCTGGAAGCGGCGGAGCGCACAACAACCTTCAACCGTATAACACGTTCAACTACATCATCAAAACATAAAGGCGTATGCCGACTGCGGCAAAATTCTTTGCGAAAGTATATTCGAGCAACGGGGTCACCTTCCGCAGGGTTTTGGATTCCGGAATTCTATTATCTGTTCCGAGAATCGTACGCGAGGTAAACAAACCGGCAGGGGAGATCACGATCGATCTTGCCCTGCCCTGGGACAGCTTCGGATATGGTTCCACGATCAATCTTTTTGACCTCGTGCGAGTCTATATCGTGAATGACGCGAACCCAGGAGGGCTTTTGGTTTACCAAGGACACATCATCGAAGCGAACGCGATGTATGACGCGTACAGCAATCATGCCTCGTTAAGGATTTTCCCAATCGATGCGCTGATCGGCAACGCATTTTGGGTCGGCACGGCTTACACCGTGAGCTACGCGAGCGCTGACGTTGACACGATGTTTTCAGATGCGATCGATGACCTCAATTCCGTTCATGGTACGTTTTTCTCAAAGAATCTGGGAAACCCAGCCTTGTCGGTTTCCGTGAACTTCGTGCAAAAGACTCATCTCGAAGCTCTCGGATCCGCGTTTGATTTTCTGGATGCGACTTGGTATTGGCGCGTTCGCGCAAACGGGCAGATTGACCTCCAGCAATATTCTGACGTAACCGCAACGCACACGCTCGCGCTCGGAAAAAATGTCGATTCAATCCAAACTGGCAAATCTATCTTGGATGTGAAGAACCTCGCGCGGCTGGGTTGGGGGAGCGGACCCACATATGCCGTCTACTCGGATGCTACGAGCCAGGCGTCGTATGGCCACCGAGACGAGGCATTGTCTGACTCAGGAATTCAGAATAGCGGTTCGGCGGATTCAAAGGGCAATGGGGAGGTGGCGAGATTGAAAAGTCCATTCACCAAAACTCAAATCACTGTTAATGCGAATTACGCCATCGAGACGATTTTGCCTGGCGATACGGTAAAGATCGTGAACGTGAAAAGCGGAGCATCATCAATTCTTTCCGGTCAGGTATTGCGAATTCAGCGGGTGGAGTACGACGGATGTTTAGCGGTGCTCCATCTTGCGGATATTAATGATGTGTTCGGAACAGAATTTAATGCGACAAACTAGCAGGAGACGTGTTCGGTCTAATCTTGAGAATGTTGGTATTCAAAGATCTATCCTTACCTTCTGATAGTTGTTGCTCGCGCAAATTCTTTACCATGCGACGAGATATTAAAAGCTGTTCTCTTATCTCAGCGGAGAGTTCAGCGGATTGATTAATTTTTTTTTCTTGGAAAAGTTGTTGCATCATAATC